GTGAGACTGCATACCAAAAAGTGCTGAAAGGCCTTGAGCTTCGCCGCGATATTGAAAAATATCTGCACAGCGACACGGCTCGTTCTGGCTCGGATCCGCGCAAAGCAGGTTCATTGTCAAGCTGGATCACCAACGTAGACGATGCTTCTGGCACGTCTGCTGCAACTGGTGACGGCACGGACGTTCCTGATATGGCTGGTACGAACCGCACCATGACGCTTGCTATGATCGACAATGCAATGCAAGCCGCTTATGAGGACGGTGGTCAGCCAAATATGCTGGTTGTCTCTCCTGCCAAAAAAGTTGAGTTTAGCGACCTGAACAGCGGTTCAGTTGCTACGAACCAAATCAACTACACAGCTCCACGCGAAGCTGCTATCGTTGGTTCGGTTTCTTTGTACCTCAGCGACTTTGGTCAGCTTGACGTTGTAATCGACCGTTTTGCTTCTAGCGACCGTGTATACCTGCTCGATAGCGACTATGCTTCGATCTGCACGTTGCCTGGCCGTAACTTCGCCGTACAAGAACTGGCGAAAACTGGCGATGCGGAGAAATTCCAAATCGTTACGGAATGGACGCTGAAAGTGTCTGCTCCGAAAGCACACGGTGCTGTTTACGACCTGTCGTAATTAGACACGGGGGGGGTGGGTGAAACCACCTCCCCAAACTCTATGAGGGAGACATGAAGAGATTAGTACATAAAGATCCTATAACTGGAAAAGAGACATGGTGTCACTATCAAGACGATGGTGGCTTTATTTTTGAGACAACACAGAATATTGACGCTCTCTTGAAGGAGAACAAGAAGCAAGCAAATAACTATAGGACAGGCTCTTTGCTAGGAAACACGCAGAAGCATCATCAAAAGGTTGCTGATATTCCTGCGGCGTTGTATCATCAGCTTGTTGAAAAATTAGGTCAGCCTAGAGACAATCCCAAAGGCTGGCGGCAATGGTTGAACGATTATGATAATCGTTTCTTTAGAACAGGTGGCGGTAACGTATAATGGCTATAGGCACATATTCAGAACTTAAAACTGCTATTGCCAATTTTCTTGCAAGGGATGATCTTACGGATCGTATCCCTGAGTTTATCTCAATGGCAGAGGCTCGCATGGGGCGTATGCTAGAGACACGCTCACAAGAAAAACGAGCAAATGCTACTTTAACAGCCAATGATGCTTATGTGTCATTGCCAACGGACCTTCGATCAATTCGCTTGGTTAAATTAAACACAAGCCCGAAAGAGGTTCTTGAGTATTATACTCCATCTACATTAGATGAAACTTATGCTTCTAATGCTATAGGCAAACCGCGAGCCTATACCATTATTGGTGGTGAGATTAAATTCGCACCAACACCTGATAGCTCTTATCAGGCTGAAATTGTGTACACTGAAGGCGTACCAGACTTGTCTGATGTAAACACAACAAACACCATATTAACGCGACATCCTGACGCATATTTATATGGCGCACTGGCTTCTGCCAGCATTTATCTTATGGACGATCAAAAGACATCTCTTTACGAGCAACTCTTTACTCGGTCGATTGATGAGATTAAGAAAGAAGAAGAGCGTGGTAAACACGCTGGTAGCGGCCTGTTTATGAAGTCTGATTATGGAGAACTAACATGAGCGCAATGAGCGATTATCTGGAAAATGCTTTTCTGGATCACTTTTTAGGAACGTCATCAACATCTGCACCTGCGGCTGTATATGTGGGTTTGCACACTGCTGACCCAACCGATGCTGGCACTGGTACTGAAGTAAGTGGTAACGGCTACGCCCGTCAATCTATGGCTTTTGGTGCGGCATCTAGCGGCACTGCAAGCAATAGTGCGGCTGTAGAGTTTCCTGCCGCTTCTGGAGGCAACTGGGGAACAATTACCCATATTGGTATCTGGGATGCTTCTACCGCTGGCAATCTTTTGTTCCATGCGGCATTGACTGCAAGCAAGACGATCAACGATGGTGACATCTTCAAGATCGCGGCTTCTGGTGTTGATATCACGGCGGCTTAATTATGGCCGATATTGTAGGGCCAAATCTTGAGCAGTTAGATAACTGGGGTACGCTTGATACCCTGCCCTACAGCCTTGATAATGCTATTTGGCTAACAGCCGCACTTAGAGAGGGTGAATCTACGCCTTCTACGAGTGCTACTGTCTCTGCTTCTGGTTTTGGCATATTTGATGGTCAGGCATCTGCATCTAGCTCCGTATCGCTAAGTGCAAGCGGAATTAGAATACAGATAGGTGCATCTGCGCCTAGCACATCTGCAAGCATTACTGCTGACGGAATACGCATACAATTTGGTGCGTCTTTGGTTGTTGGCCCTGCCACTATGTCGGCAGAGGCTGTGCGTATTGCTATTGGTGAATCTTCTGTTTCTACATTAGCAACAGCGTCAGCAAGTGGCATCAGAATACAGTTTGGTGAGTCATCCTTATCGTCTGCCGCTACAACTTCAGCAGAAGCCTTTAGAGTGCTTTACGGAGCCTCTAGCCTGTCTAGCTCTGCATCTGTATCTTCTGCTGGTATTCGAGTGCGAATTGGCGCTTCTAGCTTATCTACATCTGCAAGCACTGTGTCGTCGGGTGGCTTGCTTGCTAGTGGCTCTGCATCTTTATCTGTATCTGCTGTTGCTACATCTTCTGCTAATTATGAGGTTCTTGCCTATGCAACGCCTAGCGCGTCTGCAACGCTTGCGGTTGAAGCTGAAAAACTTGGTGAGCTATGGGGTATTATTGCAGAAGAAAATGAAGTATGGTCTGACATAGTAGAAGATGGAGAGACTTGGACTGAGGTGTCTGCTGGAGGAGAAAGCTGGATACCTATTTCTGCTGGCGCAGAGACGTGGACTAATTTAGGTATAGGCTCTGAAACTTGGAGTAATCAATGATACAGTTTGGCGAATTTTTACCTGACCAGTCAGATTTTGGTAATGCTGGTGTAACTGTTGCTACTAATGTAATTCCAGCGGCTGTAGGATATGAAAGTATGCAAGGGCTTTCTCCGATTAGCAATGCGGCAGATACGGCTATTGTTGGCATGATTGCCGCTGCAGACGATGATGGCAATGTAGCTTTATATGTTGCTGATCGTGGAAAAATATATCAGTTTAACACAAGCACTGGTGCGCTTGATAATGTTAGTAAGGCTGGCAATTACACAACATTGTCAGATGATCGCTGGAGATTTGTTCAGTTTGGGCAAGATGTTATTGGAACAAACTTTGCCAATCCTATTCAGTATATTACGGCTTATTCAGGTTCTAACTTTGCGGATCTTTCTGCTGACGCTCCAAAGGCAAAATACATTGCTGTTGTGCGCGACTTTGTAATGACTGGCTATACTAATGATGCAGTCGATGGCAACAAGCCCTATCGTGTGCGCTGGTCTGGAATTGGCGATCATACTAGCTGGGCTATCTCTGCGGCTACTCAGGCTGATTACCAAGACATTGCTGACATGGGTGATGTAACTGGTCTTGTTGGTGGAGAGTATGCAACAATCTTGCTTGAGAAAGGTATTGTTCGCGCATCATATATTGGCTCACCACTTATCTTTCAGTTTGACAAGGTTGAGACTGTGCGTGGGTGTAAAGTACCTGGTAGTGTCTGCAATGTAGGACATAGTGTGTTCTATCTTGCTGACGATGGCTTTTATATGTTTGATGGTGAGCGTTCTCAACCTATCGGAGCAGAAAAGGTTAATCGCTTTTTTTTAGAGGATTGGGATGGTGCATATGCAAAAAATATGTCGGCATCTGCTGACCCACTTCGGCAAATTATTGTCTGGTCTTACACAAGCACTACATCTGTCGATGGCTCTCCTGACAAAATGCTTATCTACAACTATGCGCTTAATAGATGGTCAACAGCAGAAATTGCTGTGGATTTGGTGGCTCCTATTTATACTGCTGGTTATACCCTTGAAGATCTTGATACAGCTTTTGGCGGTTCTATTGATGTTCTTCCTGCTTCTCTTGATGGAGCCATTTATCGCGGTGGAGAATTTCTTTTTGCGGCATCTAAAGACAAAAAAATCCAGACATTTACTGGTGATACGCTTAATGCGGTTGTTGAGACTGCTGAGTTTGAAGGCAAAACAGGTTTTTTTACAATGCTCAGAAGCATTATTCCATACGTTACGCTTCGTGAAAATGCGTCTGGAAATGTTACGGCGCAAGTAGCTTCACGCAATCGTCAGGTCGATACATATACATTTAACTCATCTACATCTCTTAATGCGGACAATATGATACCTGTGCGTTCTGCTGGTCGTTATCATCGCATTAGATTAAATATCACTGGTGGGTGGAAAAAAGCTCAAGGCATTGATATTGATTTTAGCACAAATGGTCGAAGGTAATGGCTAACCAGTATCGCAGACTTCCGAATCAGGGTGGCACTCCACGTGAAGTCGCGGAGGTTGTTAATAACCTTGTTGAGGGCAAGTTAAACTCTACTGGTACAGTTACCCTAGCAACGGGTGGGGCTACTACAACAACGCTCTATGACCGCCGTATAGGTGCTGATTCTGTGATACTGTTTGTGCCTAGCTCTTTGTCTGCGGCATCTGCAAATAAATACCCGTTCGGCACATTTGAAGAAGATTCTGATATTACATTTTCAACCGCAAATACGCCGCAGGTTTTAACAATTACTGACACTGAGTATGCTTATGGTATGTCTCTTTCGTCCAATCAAATTACAGTTGACTATGCTGGAATCTATGATGCAGACATATCTGCTTTGTTTGTGAATATGGAGCCACAAATTTACAATGGTTATTTATGGGTGAGGGTCAATGGCACAGATGTTCCGCACTCAGCAACTAAGTTTGCTGTAGTTGAGCATCATGGCTCTGTAGATGGTTATATGCCAATTTCTATTAACCATCCTCTTGAGTTAGAGGCTGGTGACTATATTGAAATTGTTGGTTCTGTAGAACACGCAAATGTTTATCTTGAGGCTTATCCTGCATTAACAAGCCCATTTAATATGCCCTCAATTCCATCGGTAATGGTCAATTTGCGATTACTTTCACCATCTCAGACCACAGGATCTGCCTTTGAAATGTATGTGACAGACAGACAAAAGGGACAGGCAACTATAAACCATTTGCCAAATAGCGTTTCTGGCAAGACTTATGATTATGTAATTATCGGTTAGACAAACCGTGAACAAGGATGTAAATTAGCCCAAAGAGGTATAGAATTATGGCAGAAGAGACAACAACCACTACAACAGGTTTAACACCATTTGCCCAGCCTTATGCGGAATATGGCCTTGCAGAGGCTGTAAATCAGTATTTAGCAGGTGCGCCAGCATACTACTCAGGTCAGACCTATGCGTCCTTTTCTCCGCAAACAGAGCAGGCTTTGCTCGCGGCAGAACAACGCGCATTAACAGGATCACCTGTTATGAAGACCGCTCAAGATTACTTAGAGCAAGTTTTATCTGGAGACTTTCTTGGCACAACGCCAGGTCTTGAGGCGGCAATTCAACGGGCTACTGAGCCAGCCCAGTCTGCGGCTTTAAGTAGTTTAGCAAGTCGTGGTCGCCTTGGCTCTGGTCTTGGTGGTCAAGCTGTAGCTAAAACTGTTGGCGATATTTCAGCTCAGATGTCTTACCAAGATTATTTGAATGAGCGTCAGCGTCAGCAACAAGCTCTTCAATTCGCACCTACATATGCCCAAGCAGACTACTACGATATTGCGCAACTTGGTCAAGTTGGTGCGGCTCGTGAAGCTCAAGCCCAGAAAGCCATTAATGAGGCTATGGCTCGTTATCAATATGAGCAAACTGCACCACAACAACAGTTGGGTCAGTTTATGGATATTGTTTATGGCTTCCCTGGTAGGCAACAAACAACCATTGCTCCACTGTATGAGCCTAGCACTGGTCAGCAATTCTTGGGTGGCGCATTAATTGGATCGCAAATATATAAAGATAACCCACTGTTAGGCGCTGGTATTGGCGGCTTATTAGGATTTTTATAGGATTTTATTATGGCTAACGGACTTTTAGATAGTATTATTAACATTCCATCTAATATTAGTAAGCAATATCAGTCTGGCACACTGTTTGGTGGTGGCGGTCTTCTTGGCAATTTATTGGGGCAAGAAGCTCGCAAGCAAGCGCAAAACGAAGCAATTATGAAAATGGGTCTTAGTTTGCTTGGTCAAGGCCCATCTCGCACCCCTGTTTCTTTTGGTCAGTCCGTTGCTCAAGCACTAGCTGGTGCGAGGCAGGGTTATAGACAAGACCTTCAGGGTCAGTTAGCTGATGTTGCTAGTATTGCTTCATTAAGTTCTATTTCAAATCCAAAGTTTGAAAAAATAAATATTGATGGAACGGATGTTCTTGTTGACATAAATCCTCAGTCACCAACATATCAAAAAATAGTTGATCCTAGTATGTCTGTTATTCCGAAAACACTTACTTCTCCAACAGCAGAACAGAAAACTCAACCAACATTTACAGCTCAAGAGCTTAGTAATGTGCCAACAATAGATGAAGCCGCTCAGGGTGATCTTCCTGGCCTTTTTACCTCTGGCGTTAGATCAATAGCTGGTTTTTTGGGTGGTGAGGCTGGTGTTGAATCTGCTGAGGCAAGAGATTTTGTAAACAACACAAATAAAGAAATGCAAATTGAGCTTGTAAAAGACCTTGGTGGCAAACTTACAAGCGTTGTTTCATCAACTATTGAAGAAATTATGCCTAAACCAAACATGAACGATGCAGATTTTGGATCAAAAGCAAGACAGCTTATTAGGTTTGGTAGGGATAGGATTAGCGAAATAAAATCTAAAATGCCAAGTATGAGCAGAAAAGATAAAAAAGAGGCTCAAAACACTATTGATGGCATTGAGACACGCCTTCGTAGATATGAAGCTATGATAGAAAAAACAAATCAATTTAAGTCTGGTACTGGTCTGTTTTCTCCGCAAGGAGGGGCAAATCCATATTCAGGTATGGATCAACAGCAGTTAATGGAAGAAGCTCTTAATCAATTCCAATCTGGATCGTAAAACCAGTAATAAGGGTATAAGATGGATAAGAACTTACTAGAAAATATTGCAAAACAATATTCATCTGGAGAGCTTGTTGGTGCAAAAAAAGATCTTGCGGAAGAGCTTGGCCGAAGAGGGTTAATAGACATTCAGGTGGATGCTCCATCTTATGTCGAGTATGACCCACTGCGAGCTGGTATGCGTGGTCTTTATAGCGGCGCAGTAGAGCTTGCATCCCTTCCAGTAACAGCGATGGAATCCCTGCTTAAACTTGGAAATGTTGGTCTTGAAGCTATTGGTGCGCCAGAGCAGGTAAGAATACCAGTATCAGAACAGGGACTGTCTGGGCTGTTACGGGGCAAGGGCGAAGAGCTTGGTTATACTTATACAGATCTTTCTAAGATTGCACCAGCCGCTCGTCCAGCCGCAGTTGCTGGTGAGGTGGTTGGATCATCTATATTAC